AAAGGTAGCTATTCCACCAACATTTAAGTTATCAGTGGAATCAATTGTAGTAAACTTACCAGACATTGCGCTACTTGCGCCAATTGTAGCTCCATTTATACTTCCACCAGTGATCGTAACATCATTGTCGTTTTGGTAAGACATAGTGCCACTACCACCACCGCCTCCTCCTCCTCCTCCGCCGCCGAGTTCAACCCATGTGCCATCGAGGTATTCGTAGGCTCGGCCTTGGTCTTCGTGAATCCAGCGCATCCCCGGAATGGGGTTAGTTGGAGCAGTAGCAGAGACAATTACACCAGCTATGTAGTAGAGTTTCCAACGCGAGCCGTCCCATTTCCATGTACGATCACCCACTACGTGAGTATCGTCAATATCTGCTGGGCTTGGGAATACCATTGCTGGCATATATTTGTTTTTCTAGTTTACTGGTTGTTTTAAATAGTCGCTCGTATAAAGTTAAATTAAAAAATGCATTAGTCAACAATTTCAACCCAAGCATTTGAGTATCGTTCATAGGCGGTTAAAGTTGTTGTATCTACCCAACGCATTCCATCAATATAAACTGTTGGAGCCGTTGCGCTAAAGACAGTCTTTACCTGCTTATTATCAAGCGCAGTTTCTAGTCCGGTAATGTCTGAAACTTCGAGAGTAACAGCACCCACATGACCAGCAACGCTGGTGACCTCACTGGAAGAAATTTCGGCATACGCAGAGGTGCCCCAACGATAAGTTTTAAGTGTGTCTAAAGCCACATAAATTTTACCTGACTCGCCAGTTCCTGGAGTTGCACCAACACCTGGAAAGTCTTCATACGTAGGATATTCGACTACGTCATCAACATAGCTAGGTAATTGCGTACTTGGGACTTTGCCGTTCACGAGATCAGCCTTAGCGGCAAGTGCGGTATCCAGACCGGTGATATTACCTGTGCTGGAAGTGGGGACTTTAGCAACAAAATCGGAGTTAGCGATACCGCCTCCAAACCAATACTCTGTAATAACGCCTCCGACCTCGATTCCGACGGTTAGACCTTTGTAGCGCAAAGTTGCGCTAATATCGGCCAGAGCAGCAGCTGTATTTGGATAAGGGCCGAATTTAGCATCAACAGGTTTGTTGGTGCCTACAAGAATTCCGGCTGAGAGTTCAATTCCAGATGGCATAATTTATTTTTCCTTTTAGTTGTTTATGTTTTGGTTTGGTTTAAGAGTTCCTAAACTGAATATTTGCCACAGGGCTGACTTGTTGGCTTGTGGTGACATGAATGCGATAATCCTGCGTCCAATTAGCTGTGGTGACAGATGTAGGGGTAGAGACAGGATGCCAAGCTCCGGTTGCTACCATGTTGCCACTATTAAGATCGGTAACATAAAAAAAGGTCTTGGTTGTGCTTGTGGCTGGATAGGCCAAGGCGTAGTATTCGTCGGTCGGCTGCCAGGGGGCTGTAATCGTTCCAGTACTAGAGGCGAGAACTTTTGTGGCAGTGCCGTTTTGAATGGCTGTGACCATCGATTGAGTGGTGATGGCTGTTGTGCTTTTATAGTAGTAATACGGGTGAATACCGGTGATAGCTGGGGAGCTGGAGGAGTCTGTGGCGGTACCTGCAACTCGCTGAGAGTTGAGGTTAGTACCAGAAACACCTTTGTTGTCGGTGTAGGTGCCTGTGCCTGCATCGTGAGCAACAGCGACTCCCCAACTGTTTGATCCGCTTTGAACCTCGGAGTTAAATGTGAGTTGATTGCCTGTTTGCGTGGTTGACGTAATTCCCGTTCCGGTAAACGTGTAATCCGTAGCGGCTCCAACAAGTGGGTTGGAATTTGTGGCTCCGGTTCCGTTACGAATAGTCCCCTGGTTAAAGGTGGCAGTGAGCGTTCTGCTATGGCTGGTACCGATTTCAAGAGTTCCGCTGCTTCCACTCACCGCAAGATCCACAGATTTTGCCGTTCCCACACTGGCAAGAATTGTCGGAAACAAAATATCATCCAAAACTTGAACAATGTTTTTTGCCTTCCAGGAGGAGGCTGCGGCGGCCGGCGCGCCTCCAACAGCCACACTGACCACAGCATCACCGACACTGGTGTTGTATGCGGTGTCAATGTTTGTACCTGTGATGCTGATGCCTGCATTAGCGGATGTTGTGGGTGCGGGAGCAGTACCAGTAACTGCGGTGGAAAAATCAGTTATGTCGGCGCTGGTGAGAACAACATCTCCAACACGACCTGCAACAGTTTGAACCGGTGCGTCTGCCGAAGCCAGAGCAGAAGAGTAATACAGATTGCCAGTCCCCTGCGGCACATCGTCTGTTGTTCCTGGCGAGGCTGAGATAATGACGTACTGAGTTCCACTCCAGCGGTATATCAGACTCGTGTCTAAAGCCACATAAATTTTACCCTGCTCTCCGCTTCCGGGAGTTGTACCGACACCTGGAAAGTCTTCATACGTGGGATGCTCAACTACGTCATCGACAAAGCTAGGCAGTTGAATAGCTGGGACTTTGCCGTTCACGAGATCAGCCTTGATGTCGAGTGCAGTTTGCAAGCCAACAACTTCAGAAATCGCATGATCGTGAGCCTCAACAGGAAATTCAGAAGGAACATCGACCAGATCATTATAGCTGATCGGTGGCGTGTAAACATCCCAAGCCACACCATTAAACTTCCAGCGTCTGCCATTTATTGCAGGGCTGCCTATGGGTGGATATATGTCATTTGTTTGCGGGGCTGGGCTTGTAGGAAATGTAATCATATTGGTTGTTTTATTAGTTATATTAACACGGTTTTATTTGTGCTGCCATGTTTTTTTTAAAGAATTTCTATCCAAGAACCATTGAAATACTCATAGGCTCTGAGCGTTTGCGAATTTGTCCATTTAGTTCCATCTACCGGCGATTCTGGAGGAGTTGGAGAAAAAGTGTTTAGTTTTGAAATTACCGCCGTATCTACACTAATAAGATTATCTGTTTTTAAAAGACCGTAACCCACAGCTACTTGAGAAGCGGCCTGATTAGAAAAATACGCAAAATTTAGAGGTGTGACGTTCAGTACCACGTTTCCAGAAACAACAAGAATCCAGGCAGTATTTCCTCCAACAACTCCTTGATTTACAGCCACGTAAACACCATTTTTCATCTCCACTGCCGAGTCTGCATCTGCGGCTCGCTGCCAGGGTGAACCCATATTTACAACATATATGCCGTTTTGACTTGCGTTGGTTTGGTTTTTAACCAGAACTCTATCTCCCGCAGATAGAGGTACACCGTCTATTGAAGTAACTGCGCCCGCTAAAGATATGTTTGCGGTTGTGGCGACTCGAACAGGTTGACGAACAACTAAACCGCTCTGCATTGCATCCACGTAACTCTTGGGTACAGCATCTCTCTCATTTACAGGTAGACCCAAAGATGTAATACGCCAACCATTCAAATCAACGTTCCCTCGAGGGGTAGAGAAACCATCTATGCTTTGTTGCTTTACATATTGTGTGGTTGCGACTCTACTGGTATTGTCGGTATAGTCCGGATTTGGCGCTGCTGGAGTTCCCGTGAAAACAGGACTATTGATTGGCGCTTTTGATGTGTCTGCCGGATGGCTGTGATCTTCTAGCGCATATTTTAAACTCTGCCCTACCGATCCCGTTGAAGTGTCGGGTAAGGGTAACAGTGTTCCAGCTAAGCTTTTCACAAACGCTGTGGTAGCTATCTGTGTGCTGTTTGTTGTAGCAGCAGCTGTGGGGGCTGTGGGTATTCCAGTAAATGCAGGAGAATCAAAATCTTCTTGAGCGTTCTCTACAGTGCTGAGTCGCACCCAGTTGTTTTCTACGCTGGGCGGAGAAGCCTTTAAAAAATATATAGAATCATTATCTGTCTGAATGCAGAAATCTCCAGGAGTTGCTGCCGCTTGGGCAAGGCGGGCTACTGTTCCCGCGGCTGTGTATATTCCTGAAGAATTACTCAGCAAACTAAAATGAATTTTTCCTTGAGAATCTAAAAGCGGAACTTTGAATGCGTCGGTAGCTCCAGCACTCTGGAACACTGCACCACGAACAGGAAGCCGGGATAAAAAAGCACTATCAGCCATTACGCTATTTTATGGATTTATGCGTAAAACATCAAGCTATATACTCAAAGATCAACATTATTTAACGTAGGTGGCTTGTCTTCAGATACATCCTCGTCGCTTTGAGAGTAATAATTTATTTCTCGGTCAGAATAAAATTTTTTACTTTCCGTCTCAACTTCTACATCTTCCTCTTTTACTTCGATTTCTCTATCTGCGCTTTTAAACACAGATCGAACAGAGTCGTTATAAACCTTATCCACCAAAAGAAGTTCGCTTGTTCCAGACTCACCTAAAAAAATTCCCTGCCTAGGACGAACCATAGAATGCTCTACGCAAGTCCACCGATTTTCAGGAGTTCCTAGCATTTTTAATGCTTCAACTCTTTCTGGAGGTATTGGTTTTCCGCTGACGGTGCATGTGTATATTTTTTTAGGCATAATTATTGTTGAGGTTGTTTACTTTGCTCCACACCCTGACTACGGGCCTGTGAAGTCATTTGTTCGAGTTGAGATTTTACCGTAGCGTATAACGCTTGGTCTGTTGCTTTTATTTCTTGTAGTTTGGCTCTGCGCTGAGCTCCATCCAAAGGATAAAGTTCCTGAGCTATTTGCTGAGCTTGTTCGAGCGCATCCTGAGGTGTGGCTGGTCCGCCTTGTGGTTGATTTGCACTCATCACACTGTATACATCGGCTTGATTCATTTGTTCAAACTGGGTTTTTTCTTGCTCCTCGGTTTGGATATCTCTAGCGATGCGCTCTTCGTCGGTTTTCTTTCTGAGTTGATCCTCGTAATCAAAGTTATAAAGGTTTAATAGTTCAGATCTAGCTATAGCGTTAGCAGAAACCAACTGACCAATCACAGATTTACGCTCGATGTCGTCTGAGAACGAAATAGGAACCAACCCCACTGTGGCTTTAGGCAGCGACAGAATTTTTCCAACCACATCGGCGATATGACTCAACAGCCTGTTATAATTGTTAGGAATAACGTTCCACGAGTTTTCAAATAGTCGTAAAGCAGGACCAGCGGCCTCGGCCTTCAGAGACATTTGAAACAACTCCACAGGAATATCCAGCGCGTTTAAGATGTTGTTCTTATAATTCTCCATTAATTCTACAGGCGCTAGATTTTTACCCTCGCCACCTAATTGCTGATATTGTATAGGAAATGGGAATTTGTGATAGGCTCCAGGATCTCTCCGGTGCTCATCAATCATCTCATCCACCGAGGCCGCCCAAACCCCGCCGTTTTGATGTAGAATTGGATTAGCTGCGGAATTGTTCTCAGTACTCATGGAGATGACTCTGAAAGGTGCGATGTCTTCGAAACAAATTACCTCGTTGTATTTTTTCAACGTCTGCAACATGAACAAGTCTTCAAACAGAAACATGCAAGGAGGAACAGCTTTTCCATCCGTTCTGAGTGTGGTGGGTGTTTCCAGCTTTAGGTGTAAAAAATTCTTTGTATTGAATGACAGCATTTTTTTATCAAATATGCAGTCATATATAACCTTGGGAGTTTTCTTACTATAAAATTTGTTGTTTTTACTAGTAACCTTTTTTATATACTGTTGTGGAATATCCCAAAAGTACTCGTACTCGCCTGTGGTGTCTTCGTATCTGATCTTTATTTCTTTAGCTGGCCAGTGCACCACATGAATCTTTGAAAGATCGTTAGAGGGTCGGTCTATTACGAGGTGTTCGCCCTTGTAACCACACTTCAAACAAACTTTACTATATTTACCTTTGTTAAATTCGAAATTTCCAACCTTGTCGATATTGTCTACTCGACCACATTTTGGGCATGATAGATTTCTATTGAATCCTTGATTAACGGTTAAAAATTCATTTCCATAAGCCAACAGATTCAAGCCAGACACGCTCAAAATTTGCCGCCACCCCAAATCTTCCAATACCTCTCTGTATTTTTCTTTTGCTTCGGAGTCGTCGCACTCGATCTTGAGTGACGTGATAAAATAATTAGCTATGCGATTCAACGCCTGCTTATAAAACCCGTTCCTGAACAGGAAATGTTCTGCCCACAGCAGCATGCCATCAATATTTAATGGCATATATTGCAATGGAATGTTGTAGAATGGGTTACTATATCTGTCGTTTTTGCCTAGCCCTGATTGTAAAAATGCTTGAGGTTCGTTAGAATTAATCATATTGAGGCTCCTTTAGACTACAGCGACTCAAAAACGTTCAATCTTTTTTCAAAAAGATTGTCGATAGGTTGAGGATTTTTCAAATTTTGCTTGTTCTCTACATCAGCAATTTCAAAGCCGTCCTCGTCATAAAATTCAGCTTTTTTTGTGGGGTCAAAATCGCTTTTTGACTCGGGAGTAAGAGCACCGTATTTATTCATTTCACTCGTTATCTGTTGGTGTTTTGAATAGTATCATAACTTTTTTAACACCGTCAGTCCAATCAAATATAACCCCAGGATAATAAACAGAATATTTTACTCTGTTGTACGTCAATTCTAGGGTTTCTCCCACTTTAGGCTCGAACACGATATCGTTCTCGCAAGCGAACACCAGCATAAAAGCTTGATCGTGCTCTTGAACTCGCTCCACTCCACAGCGAATGCGCCCGAAAGAATTTTCAAAATACACATAAACATTGTCGATTTGAGGAGGTAAAACTTCGAGAGGCTCAGTCGAAAAATTGTTTAAAATCTCTGGCGATGTGGTTTTGTAGCTGTGTAGGGGTTTGTTGATCTTTTTTTTACCTTTCTTACCTTCGACCATCGGAGGTCCAGTCCGCTCTCCGGCTGTTTTAATTTTGTGCTGTATTCGAGAAATATCTTCCTCTGTGCCTACCAGAGCTACTCCCCCAGCCAGCAGGCGTTTTCCTTCCGGGCTGTAAACGGATTTTGTTGGATCGTTTGTTCCCACTATTAAATCTCCTGTGTTTAAATTCATATTTTCCATACGGGTTAAAAAAACAATTTACGCACACAGAAATTAAAGTCAATGTCAGAAACTAAAAAAATTGACCTGGCTGAGCAAAGGGGTTATTTTATTAAAGCTCAATGACTCCATATAAACTTTACGCAACAAAAAAAAGTAAATCTCGTCGTGTAGCGGTGCTGGTTGATCTAGAGGATTACCTGAAATACCGGAAATGTAAACTCAAGTTTTTACCTAGCGGCAAAATCTATTTTAGCGAGAGAGGGCAGAAAAAATTTCTCCCACGTGAAATTCTGCAGTTGACGCAATCGCACACTCGAGTATTTTCCAAATCAGGAGACAAACTAGACTGCAGAAAACAAAATCTGTTGGTAAAAGTGACTCCAGAATATCGCAGAGGAATGTTTGCTGTACAATTTTTAGACACCCATAAAAATTAAACAGTTCCATTTTTTAATTAAGATATTAAATAGCAGCAATATAAAAAAATTAATCGAATAACAGTAGAAAGATTAAAAAAATTAAAAATGAATACCGCAGAGTTATTTTCAAAATTGAGTAAGTTGAGACAACAAAAAAAAGGAACAAAAAGCTATCTATTGAAGAGTGGTTATGCTCAAAAAGAAGCCGAACACGTGACAGAAGTTTTTAAAACAGCAAAAGACTCTAGAGACTTCGAAGCAAACCTAGAAGATTTACTGAAAGACACGCAAGAGGAAGATTCAGGTTGGACAGAAAACCTAAAGTTCACAGAAAAATACGTCTACAACAAAGAAGACGACAAGTACGTGTTTCATCTGCGCGCGGCGGATGACTTTGTGGTGCTTCCCGGAGCCACGATTCGAGGGATTATTGATAATTACTCAAATTGGTACAAGTCTCCAAGTTCGGTAAATGAAATTTGCAGAAATTACAGGCTACCAAAAAGCTACTTTAACGAATTAAAAGAACTCTTGGGATTAACCCACAATTCTGAACCTGTTTCTAAAGAGGAACTGATGGCAAAAAGTGTGAATCAGCTAGCTGAGGACATCTTGGAAAAGAAAAAATTCCAGCTCTATCAAAAAATACAAAAACGAGATTGGCGAGAAACCGAAGCAGCAGCTAGTAAATGGTATAATTTCGTAGAGGGTGTTTACAACCCACTTGAAACGCTCTTAAAATCTTGGATTCCCCCGAAATATACTCCGGTACGCCAAACAACCAGCAAGAAAAAAATCAGTTCAAAAGCGTTGGTTGTTGGACTTTCAGACATACATTTTGGAACATATGCAAATCCTGAAAATTCTTTTCGGAAAAAGGGAGCCAGTACAGAAGATGTGGTTCAAGGTGTAAAAAAATATGCCGAAGATATCGCCTCGTTGTTGGCGGGTAGAACCTACAATTTCAAAGAATGTGTAATTACCTCGCTGGGAGATATTTTACATACTACCGGACAAGGATTTACAACAAAAGGCACGCCACTCAGTCACGACTGCATTAAAGAAGAACAATTCAATGCTGCCTTCGACACATTGACGAAATTTATCGAGAACATGCTTGAGATTTTTCCAAAAGTTCGAGTAAAAAGTGTAAAAGGTAACCACAACGACTTTGGAGATTATGTTCTGTTCAAGGCGCTGGAAGCCTATTTTCGAAAAGAAAAGCGAATTGACTTTGAGGTGTTTCAATCTGACCATGGGTTGTTCAAGATAAACAACACACTGTTTATTATTTCGCATGGTTACAGTGCAGAATATCGTGGGCATCTACCTTCGGGAGGTAAAGCTCGTGAAAGCTATATAGCCAACCTGTTTTTAGCCAATCCTGAAGCCTTGATGAATGTGCAGTCGAAAGTGTTGCTCACTGCAGATCAACATCATTGGGAAGCTAAAGAATATGCCGAGTTTGAGCATTATATGCTGAGTACAATTGTGCAAGGCGACAAGTATGCTGAAGCCATGGGATTAAATAGCCGAGCCAAACAGAGCTGTTTTGTGATAGATGATGTGGGTGTCTCCGAGATTCTCTACAGCTATCCAAATTAACCCCCCCAGAAATAGCTTCAAATTTGGCGGTATAATAATTAGACGGGGAGGTGTTTTGCCTCCCGGTTTAATTAACCCTGAGAACATATAGTTTCTCGCAACCCAAACACACAAAATGCCTAAAAAAGCAAAAAAAGAAACACCAAAAAAAGCAGCTCCGAAAAAAACAGAAGCCAAAGCTGAGGCTGTTGAAAAAGACAAAGCTCCTACCTCTACGCAAGGGTTCAGAACTCTCACACCAGCCTAAAATGAAACAAAAATCCTCGTCAGCTGTGGAAGTGTTGCGCTTACATTTTTTTGGGGATAACTCCACAAAACTTGCCGGTTGTGCTTACACAGCAATTGCACTCCTGACTGGCGAGGATCCCTTCTTCCTGAGGCGCTTGTATCGTGATCAGGATGGAATGCCTCCCAGAACAATAAAGAAACACATGCTCCGCGCCGGGTTCCAGCTCAAAGAAATAAACAACGAGTATCTCTATAGTTTAATCAAAGCCGGAACATATCTAACAGACTCTCATCCAATTTTAGCGTCGGTGAGAATGAGTAAACGCGAAGCCACGTGGGTTGTGTTTTATGGTGGAACCATGTGGCACAACTTTCAACCAATGTCGACAAGCTATGTTTCATCATTCAGTTACCCTATGGAGTACGCTTGGAAACTCTGGAATCCGGACTGGCGAGACATGGGGGTAAAGAACATCAAAAAACAATTAGACACCTGGAAACTAACCGATAAAAAAAGCAGCAAATGAAGCTAAAACTAAAACTTCTCACAGTTATTTTAATTCTCGTGTATGTTTTAGTTTGCTGGCTTGCTGTTAGATAACTTAAAGGCCCTATAGCTCAATGGTCAGAGCAGTCGGCTCATAACCGATTGGTTGGGGGTTCAAATCCCTCTGGGGCCACACTTTTAACAAACAACAAATGCGTTGGTAGCTCAGTGGATAGAGCAGTAGCCTTCTAAGCTATTGGTCGCAGGTTCGATCCCTGCCCAGCGCGCATATCAAAACATGAACACAGACTACATAATAACAAAATTAATACTGGCGGTTCTCTTTATTTTAACTATTCATTTATTCGGGGAGCTGCGCGAGTGTAAAACAATAATTGCCGAACAGGAAGTTGTCTTAAAGGCATTGACTAATACAGTAACGGCATTAACTACTCCTATACGATGACACAAATAAGACTTGGCTTCTGTTGTATTTCTCTTGGTAAGTTCGAGAGTAAATTTAAAACCATAACACTAACAAGGGCAAAAGCACTCAAAAAAGAAAGCGAAAAAGCCTTTAATGAAAAACTCACTAAGCTCTGGACACATAATCTAGAGGAGTTAGAAAAGATTCTAGCATATAATCTAGAAACAAACATCAGGCTTTATAGACTGAGCAGTGATTTGTTTCCGTTAGCAGATCATGAAGAATTCGAAGATTTCTGGGTTACTTTCCGACAGGTAAAAGCACATTTCAACGGAGCTAGAAGATTAGTCTCAAAATACGTTGAAGCCGGAGGTAGGCTTTGCGCTCACCCAGGACAATTTGTATCTATTGGAAGCCCTAATAAAAAGGTCAGAGCGAACAGCCTTAAAAATCTGGAGCTTCATGCAGATATATTTGCTCGGCTAGATCTTCCCAGAGGATTAGAAGCTCCGTTGAATATTCACCTAAGCAATGGAAAAGATAATATAAAAAATTTAAGTTTCTTTAATGACTCTATCTACAACATGAGTCCGAGTTTAAAAAGCCGGCTAGTGTTTGAAAACGAAGACAAGAGTTTTTGGACTTGGCAAAAAATAAGAAACTATTTTTATAATTTTCCAGTCACTCTGGACTTTCACCATAGAAACATCAACAACGAAGGCGAAACAGAGGAAAAAGCTTTTGAAGCTTGCGCAGCGTCGTGGGGAGAAACAACTCCACTCATGCATATCTCCGAAGGCAAAAAGGGACCATTGGACAGAAGCCATCACGATTGGGTAACAACATTACCTAAAGCGCTACTGGATAAAAAAATCTCAGTAGACTTGGAGATAGAAGCAAAGAAAAAAGACTTGGCAACCCTGTTTCTAAAGAATAAATATAAAGATATTGTAATCTAATTATGTACGTGCCCAGCAATAATTTTTCTACCCCTCCGGACGTAGAAATTATTTGCCCTCTCACAGGGGAAAGTTATATCTATATAGACGGTGAAGCTGATACCTCCACACAATATTCAGGAGCAGTTGAAAGACTGCCTGAGCGGTTCCATAGACACCCTGTGGCGTTCAAGCAAGCTGACAACCAGTTAAAAATAATTCTACCCAAACTCCATTAAGTTAGGCAAAATAAGAATTATGAAAAATAATGAATATGCGCCAGACAAATGGTTAATTGTTAAAATACACGGCAAAGACATCCCAAGCACATATAAAGTTTTTGCTTCCTGGTATGGTGGTTATGCTGGCTCAAACTCGTGGCAAATGAATAGCGGAATAACATCTGCTACAAAAGACGGAGATTATTGGATATTCCAAGGGTTCTCTGGTTCAACTTATCGTTGCCACAAAGACACCTATGGAGCGCACATGTACGGTCAAGGAGTCTTGGAAGACTTCATAGCCAAAGCGGCCGAACATGGAGCTGATATGTGGGCAATGCCTAGTGGATTAGATTGGGCATTATTCGACTACAAACAAACAAATTGAACGTAACCAATAAGAAAACAAGCGGCATAACTAATAAAAAGTTTAAAGAGTAAAACACAACAGCACATATGAAAAAATTCAGAGTGTGGGACAAGTTATCAAAAACATTCATCTATCCAGACAAAGGGTATCAAGGACATTATATCCTCGACCTTAACGGCAACTTTCACAACCTTCAAAATGGAAGTGGTGGAGATGAATACGTAGTTCAGCAATTTATTGGTGTGCTGGATAAGGGAGGAAAAGAAATCTTCGAGGGAGATCTTGTGAACTACCGGTATCAGTTGGGAGAACACGACACAGAGCTTACTCAAGGTGAAGTCTACTTTGAGGAAGGTATTTTTCATTTTGACCGCAGTATGGAATGGGCCATGAATGATGTGTGCCTTATCTCAAAATCTCTCGAAGTGATTGGAAATATTTTCGAAGGCGAACAAACATTATGACTAACGAAGAACAATCTGAAATAAACCGAATGCGTGGACAGATGGAGGATTTTCAACAAAATCTAACCATGAACCACATCATGAGTTATCGCACCATAATTCAAGATTTGATTAAAATTGTGGTGAGCCTCCAGGAAGAGTCAGACAAAGAACCTGACAAAGAAGTGGAACGCTTCATCAAAGATTTAATTGACGCTGGATTTGGGCCTGCTAACTTTAGATAACTGATCTTTGACAATCACGACAGGGTAGCAATATATAACCTTGTCAGACTCAATCATTCTCCTGTTGGTGTGTAAATGATTGAATTCTCCGAGGCGAGCAAAGTTGCAAGCAGCTACGACCCTTGGTTAGTTACACAGGATATGGACGTTGTGCTTGGCTCCATGCCGAGCTACGTTAAGCGATGGAACAAACTCCGGAACAAAATCCATCAACCACCAAAATCCGAGTAGTTGTTGAAACACTTCGAGAGTTTTAGTATAATAGTCATAAGCTCAACACATATATTGCGGGATACAATTCTGGGAATTGGGGGGTCTCATAAGCCTCTTTAGGTGGGTTCGATTCCCACTCCCGCTACCAATTTTACACACTCGAGCTCAGGTAACTGTGGTGCGAACCCTTACCGGTAGTTTCGAGTCGCTGGCTGCGTGGTGGAATGGCAGACACAGCAGACTTAAAATCTGCTGCCTTAACAGGCGTGAGGGTTCGAATCCCTCCGCAGCTACCAATAAAATGGAAATATTAGTTAATGTACTGTTGTGGTTAATTTTTTGTGTACTTATAATAAAAGTAGCTCAAGACGGTAGAAAGCCCTAGAAGTCTCTGGGAGCTTCGATTGTGGTTAGTTTGATCCTTTTTTTAGCTCTTGGGACCCCCCCGGCTACCCCCCAAGTTCTTTGCTTTGTTATGCGGGTATAATACCATGTGAATCAGAAGTCCTGTGCCCTTCTACCAAGAATAGTTCAGGAATTTCCTTCGGATCCACACTTAAAACTAACCCATAACAAGAAAGACATATATATGTTACTCAAATTGATCGGAGCTGGTGCCATTGCTGGTGCCGTTGCTGCAGCTACAAACAGGGGAATCGACTTTGTGGTGGAGGCGGTTGAAAACCGTTTCTTCGCAGAGTCTACAAAGCCCCAACAAACAGCCAAGGCAAAGCCTGTAAAGGCTCCCACAAAAGCAAAGCGTAAGACTGTAAAAAAAACGCTTTGTGGTTAACTTCTGTTGGTGGTAGGGGGTAAAACGTGTCCCTTCTGCTCTACGGAGCGGGAGGGACACATCCCTTTTTTTAAACTATGGAAAACATCATTGTTAATTTTCTAAACGAACCCTGCTCAGTCAGGTTTCATAGATACGCAAACAGAACAACAGCCATACAGCTCACATGCAGAAACGGTGAGCCTATGACAATTGCCACAGCTAACCTACCAGAGATAAACACCGAGCCTGAGTATGTGGTCGTGAAAGATTATAGTGAAAACGAAGGAGTAGTGGAAGCACTGGAGGCTGCTGGAGTGGTGGAAAAAGTAGATCTCTATCTGCTTCCGCCGTTCGCGAGTCGTGTATGGCTTTGCCGCCTCCTGAAATATCCGGCTGGTTGGCTGGAATAAAATATTGTAGCACTTTTCCACAAGAAAGTGCTGCATTTTTTTAGCTCTTGGGACCCCCACCTACCCCCCACAAGGCAACCCTAAAATTCAGGGTATAACCCTATGAACCGGGGGTGTTTTTCGCCCCCACAACCCAAAACCAATAAATCAATGAAAACTGCAATAATTATATTGTTCGTGAGTCTGGCCACAGCATACGCCGGACTCACATTCAAGTATCGCTGTGGCTGGTGTGGTCTCACAGTCACAAGCAACATGGCGGTGCGAACCGTTTGTCCCAACGATGGTCGAATAATGTATGCGCTTCCAGGAGATCCTAGAAAGCCGTGAATACTGAACACAGAAAAACCCCGTATTGGACAGACCATTGTGGGCACAAACCAGAAGATTATGTAGGAAGCGCTGAATATATGGAGAGCACAGGCGAACTCGCAAAAATCGACGTGTATCTCTATCCAGACAATGTTTACCGTCAAGGTGTGTGCATTCGGGTGTCTGACGAACCCTCGGACTACATCTCGCCAGGTGGTCTTTTGGACTTCCTGCGTGTGGCGGGTGGCAATTATGGAGCATACAATGCAGCCTACGAAGTATTAACCCGATTTGCCCGGATAACGGCAACAATTATGAAAGATGACAGCAGCTCAAACGTTTAAAAAAGTTCAAGGAGAATTAAAAGAATTAGGTATATTCCACGGATTACTGGATACGGTGGATCTCAGAGTCACAAAAATACCTGCATGGGCCATATCTGCTCGCGGGTGGTTCTATGATGTGGGTGTGGGTACCTTTCCCAGACTATTAGGCTGGCGTGAGGGTGTTATCTATCTCCCATACAACATGGAATGGCAACGGGATCTGCTCCCGGTTATCCGGCATGAATTTGCTCATGCTTGGGCCTGGAGCAACCCCAGCTTTCTAAAAAGAGCTTGGTTTAGAAAGGCTTTTGGTCGGAGTTATTTTGGCGATAAGTGGCCACGGCTCAGCTTGAGGTGTTTCGAAGCCAGCAAATACTGGCTATCGCATGCCTCGGCTTATGCCACCACTTCACCTGCCGAGGACTTCGCCGAGACCTTTGAAACCTATATGAGATGGAGAAACACATTAGATAGGTTCAGTATGAGACCTACATTCTATCGAAAACTTCGAGCAGTAGAAACAGCCGTGAAAACGCAAAGAAAAGAATTATTACATGGATAAAATCGAACACAACGACGATTGGCGCATACGTTTTCGAGAGGTTGCAATAAAAATAGAAGCGCGTATCGAAGCATTGGAAAGGTCGAGAAAGGAGTGGAAAACATGGGCTTTGCGTTTTTGCAAAATGACCCAATCTCCGCCTTACACCCCCGAAGACGCCGTGAAAACAATCATGCTCATGGAGGAGTTTGAATTGTTTCGCGAGGAAGACGACACCAAACCCACACAATATTGGCGACCCATCGAGGCATTTAATGGTGAGATGTTCAGCATCATGACCAACGGAATACCCGAAGGAACCGAGATAGTAAAGTATAAGGGAGAGGTTCCCGCATGGGCTCGTTGGTGGATGCCGCTCCCTACCACACCAAGATGAGCAATCCTTATCTTGTGGCATGGGAACGCGATCAAAAATACTGGGATGGAGATCTAGAGGCGGCTATGCGTATGTTTACTCGCAGGAGGGACATGGTTCAGGAATATGCCTGGGCCATACCTAACGAAGAAGCTATTCAAACCATAGCCGAGCTCGGAAGCGTTGTGGAATTAGGTGCAGGTTCAGGTTACTGGGCTCACTTAATCCAGAACGCAGGAGCAAAAATCGAGCCTTGGGACATATATCCCCCAGGCAAGAACAAATACAACTTCAAGCAACCATGGATGCATGTGCATGAGGGCGGTGTGGAAATTTTAGAAACTTCCCAAGCTCAAGCATTATTGCTCTCATGGCCTTGTTACCTCTCGGACTTTGCCCACAGAGCCATACAAACTTTTCGAGGTGTGTGGTTGGCTTATGTGGGTGAAAGCCAAGGCGGTTGCTGTGCAAATGACGAGTTCTTCCAGGAATTAGACCTGGAATGGACGTTAGAAAAAACAATAAATATCCCACAATGGCCCGGCATACACGACCGGTTCGAACTGTGGAAAAGAAAGGAAAAATGGATAACACAACAAAAAAACAATACGCTGACGACCCGGAAGGGTATTGGCAGCTAAAAAAAGACAAAGAAGAACAAGCTACCCAGGATTTCAATAGCTGGTGGGAACGCACTCACCCAAATGAGGTACCTGGTGGAAACACAGTGAGCTATTTACCAAAGGAATAACATGAGTGCTGTGGAAAAAGAGTATCAAACATGCCTCCCACCAGAGGCATATATGCGTATTTGCAACAAAGTAGGAAATCAGGGAACACCAAGATTTAAATCCTCGGTGTATCCCAACCCAAAACCCAAACCAACAAAAAATGAAAAAGAAACAACAAATAGAAGAAGCCCTATTGAAACGCCAAAATGAAGCGTTAGCTCTGGGGAAAAACACAGCTAAAACCCTGCTGGAACACTTGAAAACCAGCAGTTTCACGGAGTTTATGGACAAAGCTCCAAAAATCGTGGAAAACTCAGTCAGGGAGCAATTGCGAAGGGGCCAAACCATAGAGGTCTAACAACTAAACCCAATAAAAAATGAAAACTGAATTAATTCAGCTTGGAAATACCTACGATACCCATGGAGCAATCTTAACCAAAGGCGTGGAGCTTTTTCGGTTTGAAACATTCGGAGAAACCCGGGTGTTTTTAGCTGTTCCTGTGGAGGGAATGTTGTATTGCGCTTGGGCCACCGAAATGCAGGCTCCTGAGTTCGAGGA